GGGCAACTGATGCAAACGGAGCTGGTACAGACAGTGAAGACGGTCTTTCAACAGCAGATCCATATGCGGCAGTATTTTATCCAAGTGCTAAAACAAACGACTTAGCAGGTAACAAAGTTGTTGTTCCAGCATCGCATGTTATGTTAAGAACACTAGTACGTTCAGATGAAATTGGCTATCCATGGTTAGCACCAGCAGGCGGACTACGTGGTACAATTGACAATGCAGAATCTATAGGGTATGTTAATGCAACAACAGGTGAGTATGAACAGATTTCTGTAAGACAATCACTACGTGACACACTTTATGCAAACAAAGTTAATCCATTAACATTTATTCCTGGCGCTGGCTTACAGAATTATGGTAACAAGACTATCGCGGCAACACCGTCAGCACTTGACAGAATTAACGTAGCTAGACTAGTTGCTTATATACGTGAAAGACTAGAAGTATTAGGTAGAACTTATATATTTGAACCTAATGACACTGTTACTAGGAACGAAATTAAAAACGCATGTGAACAGTTATTAAATGATATAACTGCTAAACGTGGCATTTATGATTACCTAGTTGTATGTGACGACACAAACAACACAGCAACACGTATTGATCGTAATGAACTATACGTTGATATAGCAATTGAACCTACTAAATCTGTAGAATTTATATACATTCCACTAAGAATTAAGAACACAGGTGATATTGAAGCAGGTAATTTATAGTAAGAATTAAGTACGCACTTAATGGGACTTCGGTCCCATTTTTTGTGATTGCAGATCGATAAATAGTTGTACAAAAAGAAATAAGGAGAAATACACATGGCCGTTTCATCATTAACTAGGATGTCAGTACCGTTAGCGTCAGACCAAAGTGCGTCTAACCAGGGACTGTTAATGCCTAAACTAAAGTATCGTTTCAGAACGGTATTTGAAAACTTTGGTGTGTCAACACCAAGAACAGAATTAACTAAACAAGTTATCGACTTTGCTAGACCTTCAGTATCATTTGAAGAAATGCCTATCGAATTATATAACTCACGTATGTATCTAGCAGGTAAACACACTTGGGAAACTACATCAGTTAACCTACGTGATGATGCTAGTGGTTCAGTATCTAAATTAGTCGGTGAACAATTGCAGAAACAATTAGACTTTATGGAACAATCATCAGCTAGTTCCGGTATTGACTATAAGTTTATCACACGTTGCGAAGTACTTGACGGTGGTAACGGTACTAATACACCAAATGTTTTAGAAACTTGGGAATTATATGGTTGTTATTTAACAGCAGTTAACTATAATGATTTGTCATATGGTGAAAGTGCGCCAGTAACAATCTCAATGACTATTAGATTTGATAATGCAATACAATCACCGTTAGGACAAGGTGTTGGTACAGCAGTAGGTAGAACATTAGGCACAGTAGTAACAGGATAAATTAGATGGCCGGATTCTTTGGGGATGTCTTAAAAGGCTTTCTCGGTAGCGATTATCTTAAAGATTATAGACATGCCAGCAAGACATTTAGATCTGCTGGCTTTGACCTTGCGCCACGATTTAAGTTTCTTTTCCATGTGCATTTTAACTTAAATGTTACGGAGCTCCCAGGACTGAGAACAGCATTCGGTGCTCAAGATCAAAGTAATCTAAGTGTACTAGTTAAAAACATAACGTTACCAAACTACTCATTGGATGTAGACGAATTTAATCAATATAACAGAAAACGTTTAGTCCATTCAAAAATCAATTACGAACCTGTAACTGTAGAATTCCATGACGACGGTGCAGATCTTGTTCGTAATCTATGGTTTAAATATTTCAGCTACTACTATAAAGATCCAAGTCAACCATATGGTACTGTTGAAGGTAATGCGGCTGGTGTTAATAATGCTCCGGTAGGACGAAGCGATTATAATACTAGAGACATCTATAGTCAAAACAGAGCAGGCAATGATTGGGGGTATTCAGCAGAAGATAATACAGGTAGTGGAACTAAACCATCATTCTTTAAAGATATTACAGTCTATGGATTTAATCAACACAACTTTGTGTCGTATACATTAATTAATCCTCAAATTACAGAAATGCGACACGATCAATATGATTACAGTCAGGGCGGCGAGCCAATGGCTAACACAATGACTATTAAGTATGAAACTGTAAAATACGGTGCTGGAGCTCTAAACGGACAAACAGGTGCACCGATACCAGGATTTGCTAACCCTGCACACTATGATAAAGAACCAAGTTCGTTAAGTCAACCAGGTTCTAACTCATCAATACTCGGCCAAGGCGGATTATTAGATGCAGGTGTAGGTGTGTTTGAGGATTTATCAAGCGGTGACATATTAGGTGCCGCCAAAAAAGTTGGTAGAGTATATAATATCTTTGACAAAGGAGATATAAGTACAGAAGGTGCAAAAGAAGAAATACTTAGCGTTATATTACGAGAAGGATTACCCACAGTAGCATCAGGTGACTTTAGTTTTGCAACACCACCATTTGAAAACACAACCACCAGCAAGCTAACATCTACATCTACTCCTGATCCGTTAGTAACATCATCTAGTCTTATTTCCAGTAACGGCAAAGCAATTGGTTCTACTACTATAGTACGATGATTTTCGGCCTAGGTCTTAATAAGGTTAAATACTAGTATGGCAACAGTAAACATTACAAAAGACAATTTAGATTCTACAGTCAAAATATTTGACACTTTCTATAATACAGAAATAGTCATAAATGTCAACGACTTTGATAGAGTCCGAGCATATTTTATACTACATTCAGACGATACTAGTATAGCAGATGACTTTACGGCGGCATTTTTTAAGATACAACAGAACTATAATACAACTGTAGATGCTCTATTAGAAAAATTCGAAGGACTAGGGGATCCATTAGCAATAGATGAAACTATTGCATATTATCTTAACGGTCTAAGATCAAAATCAACATTACTCGGTGTTAGCGTATTACAGCAACCTAACTTATATGCGGCACGTAATGTTAGCAACTAATGGCTAGCAGATTCGCAAACGGCCTTTTTACTATAATGAACCCTGCTAAGTATGTAGGGAAAAAAGCACCTAGGTATAGATCTAGTTGGGAACACGCATTTATGACGTTCTGTGACAATCATTCTAGTGTAATTAAATGGGCTAGTGAAAGTATGCGAATCCCTTACAAACATCCATTTACCGGAAAACAAACACATTACGTTCCTGACTTTTTAGTCCAGTACGAAGACAAACGGGGTAAATTAGTAACAGAGCTGGTGGAAATTAAACCGAAGAAACAAAGTATAATTGAAAGCAAAAATGCTAATAGAGCAACCAGAGAAACAGTAGCAATTAATCATGCTAAATGGGACCAAGCAATGAGATGGTGTAAAGCAAATGGTATTACATTTAGAGTAGTAACAGAAGAAGACATATTTAGAAACGGAAGTAGATAATGATTTACTTGTATAAAAAGACACATAATAAAACTGGCTTACAGTATCTTGGAAAGTAATTGACGGTAAACGACCTTGGATGGATAAAGTATGACTAAACGTTTAGAAGAACTTTTTGACTTAGCACCTAGTGCACCTGACGATGCAGACACTGTAGATGTTAATGAGCCTATAGCACAGGCCCGTGCTGAACTACCTGCTGAAACATTAAAAAATATTGACAAGATAGAAACAGCACTTACAGCAGTTAAGGGATTAGAGGCCAGTGACGAAGAAATGGATGAATTAGGACAACTAGCAAAAGACTCCTATAAAGATCTTATGGATCTGGGTATGAATGTAGATAGTCGATTTGCTAGTGAGATATTTGGTGTAGCCAGTAACATGTTGAGTCATGCTATATCAGCAAAAACAGCTAAAATTAATAAAAAATTAAAAATGATTGACTTGCAATTAAAAAAAGCACAGTTAGATCAAAAGAAATTAGTAGACAATGCCGGAAACGAAACAATAGAAACAGGACAGGGTTATGTACTGGATCGTAACGAACTGCTTAAAGAACTATTAAAAAATAAAGACACTAAACAATAAACTAGCATAAATATTGCATAGTTAGGGGAAACAACAATGAAAACATTTACAGAATATTTAACAGAGTCAAAGCAAACTTACTCATATCGAGTTAAAGTAGCAGGTGGCTGTGACAAAGATTGCATTAAAGCACTTGAAGACAAATTAACAAAATACGATTTAATTAAAATGTCAGATCCAAAAATAACACCAGTTACAGAAGATCCGATGGATTTTCCTGGTGTTAAGAATATGGATGTTTGTATTTTTGAGATTGAATTAGATTATCCTGCAAGTCAAGAAGAACTATATGAGTTGCTTGAGCGTTGCACAGAAAAACCTAAATCACAGATTAAAGTAACATCAAAACATTTTGCTGATTCATGGGAAGAAAATGAAGGTAGCGAAGCTGAAGAATCTCCAATTTTAGAAAAAGAAGAAATGGATGAGTCTCCAGGTGCAAAAGAAGCTAGTAAAACATATGCTGATCCTAGCAAAGCAGTTCCTGAAGAAACAACACAATATGAGATAGCAGGTGGCAACACCCCTAAGGCCCCTACTACAAACGATCTACCAATGCAAACTCAAAGTGCTATAGGTAGTACGAAAAATAAATTACCAGACGTTAAATCGTTTGCAAGATAAGAGGATAATATCATGGATATGTATAACGTAATAGACACATTAAAAAAGATCGAAAACCCAACAGAAGATCAGAAGGCGGCAATTACGTCTGCTGAAACAACTCGACCAATTATTCCACAAGGTGTTACAGAAGTTAGTACGACTGGAGACAATCTTTATGCTCAGTATGGTAAAGATGCCCACGCTGATCTAATAAGATTAGCTGAAGTTCCTGTGATAACTGTACAAAGTGACATCCCTAGCGACCCAGTTGCTGAATCAGTAGAAGTTAAAGAAGCACAAAGCCCAGCACAAAAAGCGGCATTTCAAAAAATGCTAGACGCTAAAAAAGGCAAAGATGACACTAAAGAATCTGACGAAAAAGATGAAGAAGAAATAGTTGAGGAGTCAGTAGAAACAATTGACCTTAAAGAAGCATATGATGCTGAACATGTTACTAGTATTATTGCTGGTCACGAGAAACAAGGAAACAAAGTTGTTTTAGATCGACCAGAAACAGACGGCGCAGGTTTTACAGTTACATTTAAAGATGGCTCACGTAGACATTACAAATATTCTCATGCAAGCACAAAAGTTGATTCTTTAGAGCCAACAGATCCATTAATAGATCCAAATGCTCCTAAGCGTGAACGTGGCCGTCCTAAGAAAGAAGGGCTTGGCGAAGGTGATAACATTTATCATCCTTGTACTCAATCTTTTACGCACGATAAATTTGGTGAAGGCACAGTAATACATGGTGAACATACACTAGCAGAAGACGGCACAGTTACACACTACGATGCAGAATTTGTTAAAGAAGACGGTACTAGGTATGTTGTTAAAAACATTCCAGTTGCTAATATGAAAGGTTCTGTACAAGTTGAACACAGCCATCCAGCTAAGAAAAAGAAAATGGAAGGCACTGAAGAACAACCTGCAGTATTAGATACAGCATTTATTAAAATGGAATCAGCAGAAACAGATCCGTTAACAGCAATGTTTGAAGCAAAACTAAATGAGTCAGTGGAAACAGAAGAAGTTGCTGAAAGTTTACAAGTTGTACAAAATATTGATGATGAGAATCAAGAAACAGTAAGTGTAAATGCACACGGTAAACATACTGATATGCTTAAACAGTTATTAAACTTGTCTGGACAACGTTCTGATGGTTATGATGAGTATCAAGGTCAAGAACAAGAAGTACCTGTTGAAGAAGAAAGAGACATTCAGCATGCTAATACACCGCATGAACAAGTAACTGATGTTGATACACAGTTAAATAAAATGGCAGGTGGATTAAACGGCCCTAAACCAAAGTCAGCGGCTAAGTCAAACAGTAATGCGTTGTACAACGAATCAATTACTGATGAAAAAATGATGGAATTATACAAGGCCTATAAAGGTAGTGAATAATGAAATCATT